CTTCGGTGCAATCGCCCCTTCCAGATTTACAGATATAGGCTCCCAAGTGGGCGGGGCGGTGAATTTCTCTAGTGCTGATAAACCCACGTTCTTCATTGACCTAGCGGCGCCCGGCACCTCCTCTGCGAGGTCTACAGAGTTGTTCGTCATTACAGAGGGCTGGGCCGAGTTACGCACGGATGGAAAAGGGCGTGCAGAACTTCTTTCCATGAATTAATAATCGTCGGTGTTAGAGATGAGCGTGGAAGACTTGCCACTTGCTCCTGCCCAGTCCCAAGGTTTCACTCGGCCGAGCGGCGATATTGTGACCCTGCTTGACCTTACTCCGAGGGATTACCAGGACAACGAATTCACGCCGCTATCATCGGATAAAACATGGTGGCTTCCTGAGCAGTCACGTCGCCTAAGGCCGTTTTCCACCTGTGTCCAACAATATCCCTTTCGTGGCCCCACCGGTTTCGGCCAACGATTCACCTTCGATTTGAAGTCCACAAGTGCTGGGGATATCCTCTTTAACACAGTACTACAAATAGACCTCAGTCATTGGTTCAATGATACCGACTTGCTCCGCATGGAGTCTGGGAGATACGCCGCCCCTGCTTCTTTCATAGGGTCTATTGGCCAATCTGGTATTATTAGTGTCACGAGTATGATATATGGAATTGTAACCATTGGAACACCTGTCGTGGGGGATGGTGTTCTTCCTGGGACTATAATAACAGGGTTTCTTTCAGGAACTCTGGGTGGAGTGGGTGTATATAGCATTAATAACACACATCCTGCAGATATTATTGGAATAAAGATTTCTTCAGGAGACCAATGGTTATACGCAAATTCTCTCGGCACGGTTATCTTAGAGCGAGCTGAGTTGGAAGTCGGCGACCAAACGATTGAAATCGTAGATGGAGATTTCTTGAACGTGTCCAGCCTATTATTCCAAGACCTGAATTCCCAATTCGGTCTAGCGGCCGATGGGCTTGGAAGACAGCCATTGGGAACTTTTTTACAGAGTCCTCTTGCGAAACCTTTTCCCACCACGAGTCGCAGCCTTTTTATCCCGCTGCCGTTTTTCTTTTCTCGTGTGAAGCTCAAGGAAGCATTTCCTGTCCTGGCCTGTAAAGAAGGCTCTATTCGCATTCATGTGCAGCTACGCCCTTTCAAAGAATGCGTCCGACTTATATCAGGACGTCGTGCGACCTGTGATGATACTCCCCTCGGTAAATCACTCATTGTCATGGATACATCCACATCCTCTAGCACAACAATACGAACATACGATAATATCCCCCAATTCAAGAACATCCAGCTCATTACGTATTCAGCCCACACAGATGGCTCAATCCGCAATAAGATTCTGCGAAATCCGTTTGAGATTCTGACGCGCAATGTGACGACTTTCCATTTTGCCGAGCCTCTCAAATACGCCGTGAATAAAACAAGCCTCGATACAATCCAAGTGTTGCTGCCCCTGGAATTGAATCACCCTGTGGAAGAGATTATCTGGTTCGTCCGTCGTAAGGCGGCGGAGTTCAATAATGAATGGACGAATTATTCGGCCGTCACAAGTTATGAATATGATGCGACCTATAATCCGACGAAACCCCTCTTACACTCGGCCACCATTCAATGCAATGGCGTCGATATTGTCCGAGCCGAAGAGCAGTGGTTTCGCCAGCATATTTCCCTGAGGCACAAGGGAGGAATTGCCGCATATGAAAATTTCATATACGGATATTCCTTTTCCAGCACGCCTGGGCGTCATCAGCCGGCAGGCACGGCGAATGCTTCTCGCCTACAATCTATTCGCCTTGGGCTAAACATTACCCCGCCAGGAGGTGTATTTGAGCAAGACTGGGAAGTCAAGGTGTTTGTTCTTGCGATTCAGTGGCTCCGTTTTCAGGATGGTATGACAAATAAAATGTATACGGATTAAAATGTATTCCATACCTTAAGAAAACCTTCGGTAGAACATTATACACTGCGTCAAACATCAATAACCCTCCTCCAAAGGAAATAAACACTTCATCCCAGAAATCAAAATCAGATGAGCCGGCAATTAAAAAATACACCATCAAGAAAAGTCCAAGGAATATTTTGAAGGCAACTTCCGATAGTAGGTATATTACGGAATCTTCCTTTTGCAGCTTTAATAATATAAGTACAAGCTGAATGACCATGATCACTTTCAAAAACATGAGGAATACATGATGACTCTTCATCTTATAATAAGTCCCCATCGGTCCGTTCTAATTATCCATAATATCTCCTACACTCGTGAACAGATTGATTGCATCCAAGAAAAGTCCGAGAGAGGCATCCACATAATCCGGAGTACGGTTCTTGAGCCGTGCAGCAATCTCCTTTATTCTCTGCGTATCATACGCAACGAAGATAGAAAACAATCCAGCTCCAAACCAAGATAGAGCCTCGCTCAAAGAAGATATAGTTTCCATCTTCACGCCGCCAAAGGCACCCGCTATCAACAAGAGCCTAGCAACAATGAGACCAATCAGTGCTGCCACCAAATAATAGCCGAATCCGAGAATATTCTGCTTATCATAAAACCCCAACACAGTCATCGCACCGAAAATACCTGCCACAGTCACCAATACATCCTTTAACACATTCTCCGCCTTCAGCCGCGCAACAAAGTTCGCCAGGACTTGGCCCAGAGTCACCGCAAAAAGTGCAAACAACGCATATTTCAGAGGTCCCGGTTGTAAATACATCATGGCAAATAAAAGCACAAACGTCAGCACAATTTCCACGATTTGTGCAGCCATGGTATCACTCACAGGGTAGTTTGAGCTTAACGCCGTAAGGCCTAGACCAGCGAAAAGGTGTAGATAGGTTATGCCTATAAAATTGCTGCCGTTGCTGGAGCCTAAGACCATTCTTTCTATTCTGCTCTAAAGATTTTGTAAAGGGACAACATCAGAATGGCCTCAGCGGGTCTATTAAGGCTCTTGAACTCGGGAATGCAAGATGAGCGGCTCCTCGCCCCGAAAGGACAGCCGAGTACCGACGCATTCCAAAGGGCCTATGTAAAAGGAGGGCGATTTACCACGGAATGGTATCGCGTGGATTTCGATAATCGGCCGGCATTTGGAAGCACCGCCAGAATCACGGTGCCTCGCAGAGGACATTTAGTGACTCGTGCATTCCTCGTCACCACCATGCCAGATATTTCGACGGCACAGGCGGCGGCGAGAAAATACGCCACCGACCGCGGACTCCAATTCGCCGGACCCACATTCGGCTGGACGAATTCCATTGGCAACGCACTCGTTGTTTCTGCAGAGCTGAGTATTGGGGGCAACAGAATAGACACACTTGACGGAAAACTCTTGGAAGTTCTGGATGAGTTCCATACTCCCCTGGAAAAAACCACAACGGTAAATCGTATGCTAGGTCGCCATGACCACGGATTCACGCCGAAATCCAATGGATTCTCAACATCCGCTCAACAACTCGTCACCCCTCTCCCCTTCTGGTTTGCACGCGGCGACCCTTCCATGGCCTTACCCATTGACGCCCTAGGCAATGACCTGGTGCAAACATCGGTGGCATTCAACGTAGTGGACGCCCTTTATACGACAACGAGTCGCATCAAAGACCCTCGCACCTATGTGATAAAACCAGGTAGCCCGGCAGTGTCGCCCACCGAATCGTTCTATACAACCGCCGGCTGTGCACGGATTTTCAATAAAGGAGATGAGGCGAGAGCCGCCGTCCCCGCCGTAACAGGAAGTCTTGCCATGCCTCCGATGGCGGGCAGTCCGTTTTATGTGCTTGATAACCCGCCAACCGCCGATGGAAAAGAAGTCTTCGGCCTCAACGGAAATCCCGAGAAATCCGTGAGAGTCCGAGAAATTCCCGGAATCAAGATGCCCGATACATTCCAATTACAGGATTCCTACATGTTGTTTGAATACGTGTATCTGGATGGCCCCGAGGCAAACAGAATCCGTCTCGCCGATTTGACGTATCCCATAGTCCAACATTATCCTTTTACACATGACACGAAAGGCCTGGCGAAAACCAAGATTTCTCTACGCATACCCAATCCTTGCCGAGATATCTATATGGTCGCACACAATCCTGCCGCCGATTTGCTGAATGCTCCATTTTTGGCAACCCGAGATTTATCTGGCTTGTATATCGCCGATGTGAGTGGGATTGGTCCGATTGCTCCATGGTGGCCCGATGCAGCAGGACTGAGCCTCGACAGATTTACTCCACTCGTGCCTGCATATTCTGCAATAGATTCCGAGCCTATTCAAACCATGCAGTTGTTATACGAAGGCAAAATGATACGATATGCCACAGATTCTCCAGCATTTTTTCGGTCTATTCTACCGACCACAGAACAACGAAAAACACCCTGGCATCATAAATATTATTATCATTTACCCTTTGGCACACACTCTGAGGAATTCGGTATCAGCAACCCTATGGGGCAAGCAAACTTGGATAAAATTACTAGGATAGAGCTTTCTCTAACACTCAAACCATTCCGCGGCTCTATCCTAGAATCCGATGTTCCAGCATATACAATCTATGTATGGGCGGAAACATATAACATGTTACGAGTTTATGGTGGGCGTGGAGGATTAATGTTTAATTATTGAGTATTTTCTGACATATTAGACCTCGGAACAATTTATAATGTTCGGCTGTCTAAGATGAGTTGATTATTGTTAATGGATTTGAAGTATAGGTTCCAGATATATACATATTTGAAGAAGAATCTACTAATATATCGGACGGGTAATCATTCAAATTTCCGGAAATTTTCCTTGCAGATTCAGGTGTTCCAGAAGAATCGTATTTTATTATAAAGATATCATTATTTCCAGAATTTGTTAGTGTGGTAAAAGAACTTCCATCAGCATTATATATTATTAATGGAGTTGTTAGATAGTAACCATATGTAATAATATTTGCAGAAGCATCTAATATCATTTTCATAATTCGGCCATTTTTACAATTTCTTGCCCATTGAGGTGTTCCATCTGAATTATATTTCACTATAAAGATGTCACTAGAGCCAGAATTTGTTAGTGTAGTAAAAGAAGTTCCATCAGCATTATATATTATTAATGGATTTGAACTATATGTTCCAGAAATATATATATTCTCAGAAGCATCTACTACAGCATTAGTGGAAAAATCGCCAGCACTTCCACCAATACTTCTTGCCCATTGAGGAATTCCATCTGAATTATATTTCACTATAAAGATGTCACTAGCGCCAGAATTTGTTAATGTAGTAAAAGTAGTTCCATCAATATTACATATTGTTAGTGGATTTGATGAATAATTTCCAGAAACATATATATTTCCAGAAGAATCTGATACAATATTTATAGGAGTATTATTAGAAATTATACCTATTTTTGTAATCCATTGAGGTGTTCCAGAAGAATTATATTTTACTATAAATGTATACTGAAAACTGCCACTTCCAGGATTTGTAATTTGAGCAAAAGAACTTCCATCAGAATTAAAAATGTCCAAGGAAGATGAAGTAGTTGTTCCAAACATATACATATTATAAGAAGAATCAAATATCATATGTAGTGGTCGGTCAACACGAGCACCACCAATTCTCCTTAACCATTGAGGTATTCCATCTGAATTATATTTTAATATAAACACATCGGAATCGCTATCACTAAATCCTGTTGTTGTAAGTTCGGCAAAAGAACTTCCATCAGAATTATAAACTTTAAATGGATTTGAGCCATAGTATCCAGAATCATAGTATCCATACATATATATATTGTTAGAATTATCTAATATAATACCGTTTGATGATTCAGTATTACCTCCGCCAGCTCTTCTTGCCCATTGAGGTATTCCTTCTGAATTATATTTTACTATAAAGATGTCATTAGAGCCAGAATTTGTTAATGTGGTAAAAGCAGTTTCATCAGCATTATAGATTGTTACTGGATTTGATGAATAGGATCCAGAAATATATAGATTTGCAGAAGAATCTAATTTAATTTGAGTAGGTGTATCATTCCCATTTCCACCAATCTTTCTTGCCCAGAGAGGTGTTCCATCTGAATCATATTTTACTATATATGTATCCATTGACGTTCCTGATTGTGTGGTATCACCAACATTTGTTAATATACTAAAAGGAGTCCCGTCTGCATTATAAATTGTTATTGTAGGTGACCTATGAAATCCAATTAAATATACATTAGCAGAAGCATCTAATTCCATGTTTGATACATAATCATGTGAAGTTCCACCAATGTTTCTTGCCCATTGAGCAGTTCCATCCGAATTATATTTCACTATAAAGATCTCATTTGTGTTAATACTGCCAGAATTTGTAAGGGACGTTATCCT